TTGGAAATTAATCCAGTTGCATATTCATCACTCTGTGCAGATAGTTCCATGGTTGGACCACACAGTTCCACATCAGTAGCCCACACAAAGACTGATATTGACACATCATCTACACCGCCATTAGCATGTTTCAATTCATCAAATGATCTGAGGAAAACTGATCCCATTTGTGCGAACTCATCAAGCACTGTTACATCTATCCAATTTTTCTTGTTGAAGAAAGGTAGACATAAACAACCACCTTGTTGCTGGGCAGGATCAATAAATATGTGTGGAGCCTGAGATAAATAGATCATATCAGCCCCGGGTAAAGAAATCACTTCCCCCAAAATATCATTTTGCTCGGGGAATGGAATATAAGAAGCCAGTGCCCTACCGTAATGAAAAGATGTAGAATTGATTATAATTTTTACTCTGAGTTTACATCTCAGTAAGTAAAAATTATCCATGCGTTTCTTTACAGCCGCATTACTAAAAAATAATTCCCAGGGATTAAATACCTCATTAAGAGAAGTACTCGTGCCCCACGAATATTCGACAACTCGAACTGGACGTTCTAAAAAGTTGCACAAAGTGGCATCATTTGTGACACCGGAATTAAATGTCGAGTCAGGCATAGAATCTATAGAAGTCTTCCATGTCTCCTCGGAATCAGCAAAACCTAAATTTTGTTGATTGGTGCACCCCTGCATATTCTCTAGGGTGCTAGAGCTAATTAAATTATTAGTAGTGAGAAATAGTTTACCCCACGATATAGTTTCTCAATATATCGGGGTTGTGTTGTTGGTTGTAGCACCAATTCGTCCCTAAATAGGGTTTCGGACGAGGCCGGGTGCTTACGTAGTAATAGCTTCTCTATATAAAAGTACAAAACAAATAAACTCAAAAATACGAGTGATCACATTACTAACGGTGTGTAGTGGTTGTATATAAATAATAAATAATAAATAATAATAAATAATAATAAATAATAGAGGTCACACGACCCCTATTGCTGTGCTCTTGCGAGCGCAGCAGCACTATCCTTCTCCATAACTTCGTCCACAAAGTCATTGTAAGCAAGGATATTGCAATAGGAATTTAATCCATTTTCTTTGGCAATAATTTCAAGCACAGCTGTTTGTGCTTCGAAGATCTCCCTGCCATAAGGGAAGAGTTCTCTGGTTGCATTTGTTAGAGCTTCGCCAACTTGCTCATCTGGCGTTATTTCTTTCGAAGCAACTTGATACATGAGCATTTTATAAATGGAGGCTAATTCCAGTGGTGCCATCCACCTTTGCAACTCACTATCATATCTCCAATTTCGCTTAAGGAAGGATAATTCATCAAGAGTCACATTTCTAC